TAGAAATATTGTAGCGGGATTAGTTGCTGCAAATAAAGCAGTAATTAATGCGTCTATTAAAGACTCTGGGATTACGAAGCCAGATACAAATAAAAAACAAAAAAAGATTAAACCTGCTACAGAAGATACGCCAGAGCCACCAGCACCACAACCTTTTACTGGGTACGTATATAACTTACCAATGATTCAGTCTGCATACTTTAGACAAGATTCTCCTCAAGGAGGAAGCACTGAACGAGGTGTTACTGGGGCTGGAAACTACACAGATGCTAGAAATATGTTTGGTGAGTCTATTGCAAAAGGCACTATACAAATGCCACTTAATCTTACAAACAGTGCTGCTTGGAAATTTAAAACTGGAATATATAAAGAAGATTCAACAATGTATGGTTTTAAATTTTTGTATAACCCAACTGAAGTAAACATGGGTTGGGGAATGTTAGAGGGTGTAGATCCAAATGTAATACGAAGCGGTGCTGCAGGAGGACTTGCTCCTATAAGTGGTGTGGGATTGTCTACTATTGATTTTACTTTATTACTAAACAGAATTGGAGATATGGATTTCTTAGATGAAAATGGATTGGCACCAGGAGAAAACAATCCATATTCAGGAGTTAATACTCTTAGTAGAGTTGAAGATTTAAAAACCATTTATAAAAAAGGAACTATGTACGATCTTGAATACTTGTTCAGAGTTATAAATGGACCAAATGCTATACATCAAACCATTCTAAATGGTAAAAGTGCTGATTGGGGATTTTTAATTGGATCTCAAATAGAGTTATTCTTAGGAGATGGATTAAGATATTTGGTTAGATTAAATGGAATAAACGTTAGTCATACTATTTTTAATGATCGAATGGTTCCTGTTCTTTCTCAAGTATCCCTATCTTGTGGAAGATACAATGACGTGGGATTGAAACCAGAGGATAACCGATGATTTTTTTAGATAGCAGATATGTTGATGGCACTCTATTTAAGGCTTGGCATGCAGGTAAACAGGAATACCATCTAACAGTTTTTAGAAATTATCCAACTTCTTATTTAGGATACTTTATATATGAATGGGTTGAAACCGACCGCTTAGATTTACTTGCTACAAAATTTTTAGGAAGTCCCTCTTTGTGGTGGAGAATTTTAGATATTAATCCAGAGATTATAAACCCTCAAGAAATTACTCCAGGAACTCAATTAAGGATTCCAAATGCGTAGTCCAGGAACTCAACATAGACTTAGTAGTTATTACGAAGTTTCTTATCCTGATTTTCCGTCTCTTAAGGCTCAACCTAATCAGGTCGTTCTTCATCAAGAGATGGGTAAGCACGATATTCTTGAATTAACATATACGTTACTAACTCCTTTTATTCTTAAAGCAATAAAGACTGGAACTCCAATTCAGTTTACTTGGAAGAACGATAAGGTCTCTGGAAGTTTTGTAGGCTATGCCACTACCGTGTCCTTACCAATTAAGTATCAAGATTATCAAGAAACAAAAATTCAATGTGTAGGAGCATCCTATCCTCTAAAAGAAACTGATCTTAAAATTTGGACTAACAAAACGGCTCCTCAAATAGCAATTGAGATTGCTAAAAAAGCAAAACTAAAACCAAACGTTACTCCACATAAAACTATCTTTACACAACAATCTTTATCTGGAAAATCTTATTGGGAAAAATTAAATGAACTTGCAGAAACAATTGGTTATGGAATTCAAGTCTCTGGAACAGAACTACACTTTCATCCAATTGATAAAATGATTAATCAATTTATGACAACAATACCTGTCTTGTATTCTGACAATTCTTTTGTATCTCCATTGAATAAATTTGCAGCACCTACCTTAGATGAGTTTGAAGCCCGTATAGGAGATTATCCTGAACTTTCTGGAGAGTACAGCAGAAGTGAGAATACGGTGCGTGGTGTAGACCCTGTAACTGGTAAAGTGTACTCTTCTATAACTTCACCAAATAAACTAGGAAAGTCAGTACGAGCAAGTACTAAAGACCCGTTGTTTTCTAAAAATAAAACAAGTATCGTGGTAAATAGCAATGCTATGGCTAGGTCTTTGTCAGAAGCAGCCTCTCAACTAGGAAGATTATCCATACCAGGAAAGGGCAAAGCCCAGGGAGATCCAAGAATTGCTCCTTGGAGAACTGTTGAAATTAGTGGAACACAGGGTGGTGGGGATGGTTTTTGGGTCATAAAGAAAGCAACACATTATCTTTTTATTTCTGGAGGTTATGAGGTAGATTTTGAGTGCAGAACAGATGGCGTGGGTAGTAACAAGCCCAGTGCTTTTAGGCCTTCATCTGCGGGTTCTGTTCCTTATAGGAATGTACAAAATGATATTATAGGAAACTTAAAAAATAAACCAACTAAAACTAGGTTAAACTCTAGTACGGTTTTAGTTTCGCAAGGTTCTTCGGGATACAGAACAACCCCTAGAAAATGGAGAGGTGACTAATGGCTCAAAAAGCAATTGCGCTTCCATTTTCCATAGATTCTTATGGAAAGGTTGCTTCAACTCAATCTCAATCTAAAATTTGGTCCGATAGGGTTAAGTCTGTTTTAGGAACAACTTTACGAGAAAGAGTGATGCGACCAAGTTTTGGAACAACAATTCCTTACTCTTTATTTAATTCAGAAACTGTAGCAACTAGTGAGATTGAGGCAGCGGTTGAACAAGCCTTTGCTGAACAACTAGATCTATTAACTCTTCAACAAACAAGTGTAACAAGTGATACCAATACAGGTACTTTAACTGTTGAGGTTATTTATGGTTTACCAAACGATGAGGTTGTTAGCACTCTTATTGGGTTGGTATTTTCTCAAGGTGCTAATCCAATCTATGAGGAGTTGCTATGACCGTTGCGCCACCATCAAATATACCTATCTCAGTCGACTATACAGGAAGAGATTACTACTCTCTTCGAGATGAGTTAATTGCAAGAATACAAGACCGTATTCCTGAGTGGAATGCCTCTGATCCAGCAGACTTTGGCGTTGCTTTAGTTGAAGCCTTTGCATACATGGGCGACTTAGTGTCGTATTACATTGACCGAGTTGCTAATGAATCCTTTATTAGAACTGCAACTCAACGAGAGAGTTTATTAAACATTGCTTTAACCTATGGTTATACCCCTGCAGGTTATAGAAATGCCACGGTAGGAATTACTTTTACTAATTCATCTGAAGATGAGGTAACCATACCTACTGGAACTGTTGTAAGTGGTCAAGTAATTATTGATGACACCGTTGAAACTGTTTATTTTACAACCGTTGCTGATGCTGTAATTGACGCACTTGTTGGAGAAACTCCTGGAGAGTATACCGTAAGTGCCTCTGAAGGAAGGTCAGTTACTTTAATTGCAGATGAAACTACTACATATGGAGAGTTAGTTGGAACATCTACTGGAACTCCAGCAATGAGATTTGTTCTTGGAGAATCTCCTGTAGTTGATGGTTCTGTAGAGGTTTATGTTCAAGATGGAGATTTGTTTTCTAAGTGGACACAGGTTGAGCACATAATTGATTATTCAACAAATGATTTAGTTTATTCATTATTTATTGATGATAATAATCTTGTTTATATAAATTTTGGAGACGGTGTTTCGGGTGTAATACCAACAAACTATTCTGAAATTAGAGCGCTGTATACTGTTGGAGGTGGTTCTATAGGAAATATTGAATCAGCAGTTATAGATACTATTGAATTTATTCCTAACTTATCAGAGGGAGAAACAACTGCAGTACAAGGTGCGGTAACGGTAACAAATGAAACCGCCGCTTTAGGTGGTTCTGATCCTGAGACTAACGATCAAATTCGTGCTTCAGCACCAGCAGCCTTACGTTCTGGTAATAGAGCGGTTACGTTAAAAGATTTTTCAGATCTTGCACTGTCTGTTAGTGGCGTTGGAAAAGCCAATGCGACCGCTGCTGTTTGGACATCCGTCACGCTGTACATAGCACCAAGTAGATCAGCAACCGATACAGATATTGCTCCAGGGTTAGATGATGCAGGTGATCCAACCGCAGAGTTTGAACGTATACAAACAGGTGTTGAAGAGTTTTTAACTAATAAAGTATTAATTGGAACAACGGTTACCGTCCAACCTCCTACTTATACAGATTTAATCTGTACTCTTGCTTATACAAAGACAGACCAATACACAACTGCCGAGGTAGAAGAGTCTATTAAAATTGCTATCTTAACTGGCTTTGGTTATGTAAATGCAACTTTTGCAGAAACTATTTATCCAAGAGATGTTGAGTTTATGGTGCTACAAGCACCTGGTGTGAAGACTGTAAATGTTACGGCTCTGCACCTAACAGGTGGTTCTGGAGCCAATACTATGGTAGGAACTGCTGGACAAATCTGGCGTTTTAAAGAAACAAATCTAAATATTGCAGCCATCTAATGAGTAACTTATCTGGAATATATAGGGGTATTGTAAAAAACAATACTGATCCCAAAAAACAAAATCGTTTAAAAGTATCTATTCCCCAATTAATTGGAACTCAAGTTACTGGATGGATAGATCCTGCTGAACCTGCTGGAATTAGAACAGAACCCCCTGCAATTGGCCAGGGAGTTTGGATCTCTTTTGAAGGTGGCAATCTTGAATATCCTATTTGGTTTGGAGCATTTGGTAAAAATAAAGGTAAAAATAAAAAGATTTTTATTAAACCCTTGGCTAATACAACTTCTTTAACTGGATTATCTGCTCATGTAATAACTGCTAAAAGTTCTGATGGAACTACAGAGGTAGATTTGACCGCTACCTTTATGGCTCTAGCAAATAAAGTAAAAAGTTTAGAAACAAGAATGACGACAGCCGAAGGAAAGATAACTACCTTAGAAGGAAAGGTCTCTACCTTAGAGTCACAGATGACAGGAAAAGCCGCTACAGGACATACCCATTAATAGTTAAGACAGTAAATAGGGGGCAAACAAGAGAAAATAGACCGTTAGGTCTGAGAGGAAATTAAGTGACTGCAGCATATCCCGCATCGGTAAAGTCCTTTACAACAAAGGTTGATTTTAGCGACACCGTTCTTGCCGAGCACGTAAATAGTCTTCAAGAAGAGGTTAACTCCTTACAAACAAACCTTGGAACCCTTATTAAGACAGGCTCAGGTTGGGTAGGAAATGTTGATTTTGTAACTACCTCTTGGGACACCTTAAAAGATCGTCTTGCAAATATTGAGTATGGTCTTAAAGATGTGTATGACGAATATGTTTCTGATGTAGGTGGTTCAGTAATTATCTCATCTGCTATTGGAGTAAAAGGTCTCGTTGTAAGAGCAAGGGCTAGTCAGACCGCAAACCTTGTTGAATTCCAAACCTCAGCCTCGGCAGTTGTAACTAAAGTTCTTCCAGACGGAACCATACAAACACGAGGCAAAGAGTTAGTACCAGTTATTTACGCAGCAACTCAACCAACTGGTTCCGAGTATGCTGCTGGAACCATCTGGGTAGACTCAACCTCTAGCGCTGCTTTAGAAAATAATGAAGATATTTTATCTTCTGATGCTGGAATTTTAATTTTAATGGGGGCTATTGTATGAGTTATAAGACTTCTAAGGTATGGACAGGATCTGAGTGGGCGGGTATTGCGGTAGCAGTTGCTAACTCACAACAAAAAACGATTAGTAATCAGATTGGAACATCTTTAACTTTAGACACAACAGTTGCGGCAGATACTTTTGTGTTCTCAAGCAGCAGTTCTATAACTGTAACCATTCCCGCTGATGCAAGTGATGAGTTTACTATTGGACAAATTATTGTGTTAATTCAAAATGGAACAGGAACGGTTACGATTGAGGGAGCGGCTGGAGTAACCGTGAACGGAGCAGCAATTACAAGTTCTATTAATATTACTGAAAGATATGGAGTTGCTACATTACTAAAAATTGCAAATGACAGTTGGATTGTATTTGGAAATGTAGCGTAAAAATTTTATGGCTAAATATGGTATAAATTATTACGGCGCTACCAATTATGGTGCGTTTGTTAAACTTGCTTTTTCTGTAGAGCCAATGTCTGTGTTGGTTTTAGATTTTACAAAAGTTTTAGTACGTTGGCAAACCCCTCGAGGTGATTTTTCTCGAATAAGATTACTAAGAAGTCAGGTTGGATTTCCAGAAACTGCGGAAGATGGAATTATAATTTTTGATGAGTTTGCTACAGAGGGCACGGTATCTCGTGCAGAGTATATTGATGGAGAAGATAATCCATCAGACGTTCCACTGATTTCTGGAAGACAAACCTACTATAGAGTATTTTTATTTACTGACCAAAGTGTTTGGAAGGTTGCGGGTTCTATAACTGCAATTGTACCTTCAAATCACAACGTACAAACAACCTTTATGAATAGTCTTCCAAGAGTATTTACAAGCATTGAACAGGGTTCTTTTGGAACAGTCGACACTACGTCGGCCTTATACAACTTTGTAGAAGGGTTAACATTTTCACAAGAACAGTTTTACACTTTACTTGATTTATTAAAACCAAGACACACAGGTATTGAGACTCCTGTAGAACTCTTGCCCTTAGAGGTTGCAAGTCTGGGGTTAACGCCAGAGGCTGGGTTACCTACTAAAAACAGAAAACGATTAATACGAGAAGCAAACTATTTATATGCTCGTAAAGGAACTCAACTTGCATTAGAGACATACGCTGAATCTTTAACTGGATTTGAACCTACGATAACTGTTTCTGAAAACCTACTACTTACAGTTCAAGACTCAACCTTCTACGGTGGAATTGGTAATTGGGTTGCAAGTAATGCCGTTTTAACATCTAGTACTGAACAAGTTCCTGATTCAAATACAAATCAAATAGATACAACAAAAACTGGCAAGATAGTTGCATCTAACTCTGGCAGCATGATATTGGGTGCTACAAACATAGTTACAAAAGGTGTTCCAGTATTACCTAGCACTGCATATATAGTTTCGTGCAAATTAAAGTCTCCTGCAAGTGCGGGTAACATAACTTTATCAGTAAGATTTTACGATAAAGATGGAACAGCAACTTCTGCAGCAAATACCGCTACCGCTGTTGCTGCTAATAACACTTGGAAGTCTGCAAGCAAAACCGCAACATCAGATGCTACTTCTTCATATGCAATTATAACTATTGCATATAGCGCCGCTGGTACATACTACATAGATCAGGTCTGTATGCAAGAAGGTGGCACGGTTGCTTACGATGAAGCACGTGCTATTGATGTGTTTTTAAGTCCGTTAAAAACAAATTATATTAAAAACCCATCCTTTGAAGTGAACTCAACTACGTGGGCATTAAATGGAGCAACCTTTACACAAGACTCTGGTGTTCCAACATATGGTTATTCAGGAGAGTACAGCGGTAAATTTGTAGTAACGAATCCTTGGAGCATTACTACAGACTACGAGATACCTGTAACTCCAGGAAAGTATTACACTGCATCAGCATCTATCAAAGCATTGGCTGCGTTATCTGCAAATATAAAAATTACATTTTATGATGACGCTGACGCTGTTGTAGAGACTGTAACTCAAGCAATTTCAGTAACTACTTCTTTTGCAAGTGTTACGTTAACGGGTTTAACTGACTCTACATCAGAGGCGTCATACGCTAAGGTATCGTTTTATGGAACTACGGCAGGCAGTATTTTCTTAGATCTAATTCAGTTTGAACAGTCTCAGGTAGCCACAGATTACTTTGATGGCTCATTGCCCTCAGACTTTGGTGCGGTTTGGGAAGGAACTGACGACGCCTCATATACCCACTTGTATCCAAGTAAGCCAAGTAAGATCCCTAGGTTAGCCAAGACCCTAATCGATTGGGTTCCTCAGAATGCCTTCTGGAGATTACGTACATATGATGGAGTGGAGTACACCACCACTACGGTGTAGGATCTTGGGCTATGACTACAGACATAGTTATCCCAGTACTACTCACAGGAATGGCAGTTACTTACGTAATTGAGTTTCTAGATCTATTTATCTCTGGTTTTATTACTAAGCCAACCTTAAACAAATACTTTGCGCTACCCCTAAGTTTCTTAGGTCTTTGGGCGCAAATGGATTTGTATTATGATTTCTTTGTTTTAGTTCCTGCAGCAACCTTTGTATCTCTAGCAATAGGAATGTACTTAAACAAACCAGTAGTTATTAAATCACCTACTCGTTTATCACAACTGTAGGAGGCGTATGAATATCGGAGTTATCTCTTTTGAAGACGTATGTGTTGATGAGGGTATAGAGGCCCTCATTAATAAATACGGCGCAACTAATGAGTTGAAGGTCTTTATTCCAGTAACGGGAAATGAAAATCATTTTGCTGAGAGTGTTATAGAGGTATGTAAAAAGCATTCAATAAAGGTAACTTGCTTTATAGTAAATGCTTTTGAAATAGATCATCTACTAATTGCTGCCGATGACATAGTTATTACCGATAACCCAGTAAAAGAAATTATTCGTCAGATAACTCCTAATGATGTAATTGGAATGGTGTGGGACAACTCAACTCAGGCGCATCTAATACTTGGCGCCGTTGAAGACTTTGGCATAGAGGTCTGGGATATATCAGAAGGATTAGATAAAATTGAGGTCGATTACTCAGAGGTAGGAACTGACGAACTGTATACCGCAATGATGGATAGTATGGGTGTCTTTGTGGAACACATGGCTGACTACATAATGACCACGGTGCTTGATGTGCTAGCCATTGAAGTAGCCAAGCGCATTGAAGAAGGAGACGGGGGCAAAGACATATCTCCCTTTAAGGACGACAACCCTTGAAAATCCCTTTAAAGGCTTATTCAGCCCCCCTTACCGATTATCAGTTCCGACTGCTTGCTGTAATCTGCCATTTATCGGGCTCCAAAGACCGTTTTAAGACCTCAGTAGAGGAGTTGTGTAGACAGACTAACAAAACTTCTGATCGAACCGTTAGAAGTGCTCTCAAAGCCTTAGAGAAGCATGGGCTACTTATTAGAACTCCCAGCAAGAGGGCTAATGGTTTTAAAGGTATGGACTGGTATGAAGTGGTGGAAAATTACCGCACTACAGAAAAAGATGCAGTAGATTACCGCACTGAAAATTACCGCACCTCACATGACTATAAGTCACATAGTAGTATGACTAATAAGTCATTAGTACCTAATAGTAAAGATAGTAATAAATTAAAAGATTCTGAATCCAAAGGGATTCTAATGAAAGAGATACGAGTACCTATGAGACAATATCAAGATGATGGAGATAATCTGGCAGGCTTTGGACTCGTCGAACCGAAAGATGTTCCAGGCCCTAAGATCAGAAAATCCGATCCTAAAACTAGGGGAAGACGACCAGAGCATGAGTGGACTCCAATGGATGTCGCTGCAGAGTTTTCTTATCGTGTCGGGCGCAAGTACCCCTTAC